TAAATTTGCAGTAGGAGATGGTTCTGGTCACAATTTTGTAAGTAGCCAAGCCTTTACATCTGATCAAGAGTTAGGTAAAGGAGAATGGCAACATCATTGCGTTAGTTTTGACACTGTAAACAATAACGCATATTATTATATAGACAATGTGCAAGTAAACACATCCACTGGTTTATCTAGAAAAATAGCAACTAATCAAAATTTTTATATTGGTAAAAAGTGGGATCTTACATCAGGCGGTTTTACAGGTGAAATTAGTCAAGGTTGTATATTCAAATACGCTCTTCCACCAACTGGATCAAACTCTGTAGCAGCTCTTTGGAATGGTGGTAATCCTGGCAACCCAATGGCTTTGTCTAGTCCACCTGTGGCTTATTACCCACTTGGTAATTCAGCTCATATGGGAGCTAATTACCTAACGCCAAATGGTGCTCTTCAAGATTATGTTTTTTATTTTAATGGGGGTGATGATTATATAAATTCAGGAAGTACTTCTTACTTAAACGGATTATCTAATTTCACTTTTTCCTCTTGGGTAAATATATCATCATTCGGGGGGTATGATGTAATAGCAGGTGACTGGTCATATTCAGCAACAGCTTCTTTAAATAAAGGTCATTTTATAGCTGCTATTGGCACAAATAATGGAAGTGCTGCAAAAATAAGAATATTTATTAAAAATGCAGGAGCTGATCCCGGTAGTAGTATGATTATTACAGACGATTACATTTTAAATACTGGTAAATGGTATCACGTTTTATTTACTTATAATAGTGGAACTGGTGGTGTATATGTTAACGGGGTTCCTTATGCAGTTACAAGTTATGGTACAATACCAACGTCACTTACAAGTGAAAACAGTGATTTCATTATTGGTAAATGGCAAAATGTTGGTGGAAGATTTTTTCCTGGCTATATTTCAAATGTTCAAATATTCAACACAGCATTAACAGATGGAACAGGCGGAACAGTAAACCAAATAGAAACTCTTTATAACTACGGCTCACCAATACAAACTTTAGCTAATATACCTCAAAACTCTAATCTAAAAGCTTGGTACAAACTCGATGCAACTGAGATTTATAATAGCACAAGTACAGAGTGGAGTGTAGATAATAACCAAAATCCTTCTGCTTATACACAGTCTACTAAACTCAATGGTAATAGTAATAGTAGAATATATTTAAATCCAAACACAGGAAGCGGTACTGGTGGAATAACATTGCCAAACAGTTTTTCTTTTAGCTTTTGGATTAATACAGTTTCTACTATAAACGGTCCTTATAGTGGTGGAAGTGTAATAGAAGGTTCCGGTGCAAGTGTTGGCTGGAATATATTTAGATATAGTCATTTTTCAAGTGGTAAATGGACATTGAGGTTCCATTCATCCCAAGGATCTACAACTGGAAATACACAAGTCACATCAGTAATAAATGACGGTATATGGCATCACGTTTTATTAACTTACGACTCTTCTAGCACTACACTGACAGTATACACTGACAATGTTCAAACATATACTTTATCAACTAACAACTTTGGAACAGGAATAAATGTAGCTCGTATAGGAACTAGCTACGATGGAAATGGAGCTTCTGTTTTTACTGGAAATTTATCTAATCTTTCTTTTTGGACAGATGCTTTAACTTCTTCTCAACGAAATGAAATATATAATAACGGAGCTCCAAAAGATTTGTCAACTAACTCAAATTATTCAAATCTATTAAATTGGTATAAGCTAAGTACTGATTTTCAAGATAGTAAAGGCTCTAACTCTGGCACAGGAGGAAATACAACAACAAAAACTTTTAGCTTTATAAACGTTTTAGCTGGTAATAGCTCATTTATGACACAAGCCAATTTAGTACAAAGTGACTTATTAACAACTTCAAGCTATAGCCCGTATGCTTTAGCTTTTGGTGGAACCGGAAGCTATATAGATTTAAACTCAGACATAACTTTAACTGGTAATAAAAGTGTTAGTTTTTGGATTAATTTTACAAGCACAATAGATGCAGTGGTTTTTGGTGGAGCAGGAAATAATTATTATCCATGGATTGATGCGACTTATATATGGATAAGAGCTGGTGGAAGCTTTCCAAGTGATGCTAGTAGTTTTGCTCACGGAGGTTTAACTGCTGGCACATGGTACAATATTTGTATAGCAGGAGATGGAACTAACGCCACCGCTTATTTAAATGGCTCCTCATTAGGTACACAAACAGATAGAGGTTTCACTTTTAAATTAATAAATGGAGAGGCAGCTGGATTTTATGGTGTAGATGGTAAACTGTCTAACTGTGCTATTTGGAACACTGCTTTAACATCTTCACAAGTAAGAGAAATTTATAACGAAGGTCGCCCTAGTAATCTACATAACTTTTCCGGTACAGCTCCTATAGCTTGGTGGCAGTTAGGTAGTAATAGCTCATGGACTTCACCAGCGTGGACAGTTTTAGATGAAATAGGTTCAAATGATGGAACTAGTAGCGGCATGCTAGAAAATGCTATAGTAGATGGTGTAGGAACAAGCGGTAATGGAGTATCAGTAAACATGGGAGCGGGAAATAATATATCAGGATCTTCTCCAAATGGTGAAGGAAATTCTTTAAGTGTAAACATGACATTAGCTAATATAGCTGGTGGTGTAAATTAAAATAAAAATGAATAATACAATATATACAATTGTAAACTTATCTGATACTAATGCTATTATATTTAGCCAAGTAGCAGAAGACTCAACTCAATCAATGAGAAGAAATATAGCAAACACTCAAGGTGTTATATCTTATTTAGTTGAACCAAGTTTTATAACTAATGGAGCATTAACTCCAGTTAGTACATTAAATCAAACAGAGTTTTTAGCTTTAATGCAAACTCCTGAGTGGAAACTAGCAGGTCCAAATGAGTAATATAATTAACATACGCTTTCCAGTTCCACCTGTTTGGTGGATTACTTGGACTGACAATACAGAGACTACTGTATTAGGATATGGAAATTTAAATAGTTCTGAAGTACTAAGTACTATACAACATATTACTACATATTTAGATGAAGCTGTTTGGAAAAGTGTTTTATTAGAACATGGTATTGATCCAGACCCAGAAGAGGAAGATGAATAAATGTAAAAAAAGATTATGAGTGGTAATATTCCTATAGACAACCCTGCTGTTCGAACTTATTGGATAGCATATGAAAACTCAATGAAAGAAGTAGTTGAAGGTTATGGCTTTGTAGATCCTCATCAAAAGCTTTTATCTAAATGGTTTATTGATGAAACCATAGATGAAGACGAGTGGATAGCTGAGCTAAAGGAGCATGGTATAACGCCTGATCCAATACCTGATCCACCAGAGTAAAATAAATATAATTAAATTAAATCAAATGAAAATTAAAGAAGAAGAATTATTATTAATTCAAGAACAACAAAAACAGCTTAATGAGCTTGTTCACAATATAGGTATGTTAGAAAGCCAAAAACATGGATTACTTCATGATATAGCTGGAGCCAACAAAGAGATAGAAGATTACAAAGAAGTGTTAGAAGCTGAGTATGGCCCAATAGAAATAAACCTAGAAGACGGCTCTTATACTAAGATAGAAGAAGATGTCGAAAGTAATAAGGAAGATTAGTATAGGTTCTGACTACAAGAACGATGCGATGCATTATTCAACTGGTCAGGAAGTATACGGTGGACATACTATTAGTGATATTCTTTTTGAAGATCAAGATCAGTCATATAATATTTTTATAACTAAAAATAATGAAGTCTTGCCTTGGAAAAAGTTTAACGCTAATATGGCAATATCTGTAGAGTACGATTTAAAGTACTAATGAAAAGCTTATATAGCTTCATTGTAAAACCTTTAAATGAAAGGTATGACAATATTAAAAAAGTTGATGATAAAACACTCATCATTAATACAGGTATTGAAAACCATAGGTTTGTTAGTAAAAAAGCTGCTGTTGTATCTACTCCAGCGGCTTACACCTCAAAGATAAAAGTAGGTGATGAGCTTCATGTGCATCACAATATATTTAGAAGATGGTATGATCAAAAAGGTAACGAAAGAAATAGTTCAACCTTTTTTAAAGATGACTTATACTTTGTTTCACTAGAACAAATATACATGTATAATCTTAAACCACATCTAGATTATTGTTTTGTTAAACCACTTAAAAACCAAAACTTATTAGAGAACAGGAAAGAGCAACCTAACGTTGGTATAATGAAATATAGTAATAGTTCATTAGAAGCGCTAGGAATCACACCTGGAACACTTATTACGTTTACCCCAAATTCTGAGTTTGAATTTATAATAGATGGTGAACGACTTTATTGTATGAAATCAAATGATATAGCTTTAACTCATGAATACCAAGGAAACGAAGAAGAAAATAATCCAAGCTGGGCAAAAAGCAGTTGAGGAACTTATAAAGGTAGCAAAAGAAAAGATTGTAGACTCAGACGACGATGTTAGCGCTGATAGATTAAAGAATGCTGCCGCTACTAAAAAGCTAGCTATATTTGATGCTTTTGAAATACTTAATCGTATTCAACAAGAGGAAGATATACTAAATGAAAAGCCAAAGGAAATTAAAGAACAAAAGTCTTTTAAAGGTTTTGCAGAAGGGAGAAGTAAGTGAGTTACGAGCAAACACTTTGGAAAGAGATTAAGGATGTTGTAAATCCTAAGATATTAGCTAAAAACAATAGATTTAAAAAATGGGAGTATGGTTATAACTCTGATTATGATTTTATAGTAATAAGTAAAACTGGAAAAATTGGACAAATCATTGAAATACAGGATCTCAGGATTGCTTTACCAGCAGCAGATAAACCGTTTAAACGAAGCGATAAAAAAGCGGAACAATACTGGGAAAGACAAGACTACCCAAAAGAATTAAGTAGAATTAAAAGTAGATTTGACTGGGAAGAATATCCAGCTGAATTTAAAGAAAAGTGGTATGATTACATCGACGAAGAATTCAAAAGGCGAGAAAATGGTTATTGGTTTTACAATAACGGCTTGGCTAACTACATTACTGGCACTCATTATATGTACCTCCAATGGTCAAAAATTGACGTTGGCGCACCAGATTATAGAGAATCAAATAGACTCTTCTTTATATTTTGGGAAGCATGTAAAGCAGATACAAGATGTTACGGAATGTGTTATCTTAAGAACAGACGATCTGGATTCTCTTTCATGTCGTCAGCGGAACTTGTTAATCAAGCAACTATTTCTTCAGATTGTAGATTCGGTATATTATCCAAGTCTGGAGCTGATGCCAAAAAAATGTTTACAGATAAAGTTGTCCCAATATCCGTTAATTACCCTTTCTTCTTTAAACCAATACAAGACGGTATGGACAGACCTAAAACTGAATTGGCTTATAGAGTACCAGCATCAAAGCTTACTAGAAGAAAACTTGAGTCTAATGAGCAACTTAAAGAATTAGAAGGACTTGATACAACTATTGACTGGAAAAATACAGGTGACAACTCTTATGATGGTGAAAAGCTAAAAATACTAGCTCATGATGAGAGTGGTAAATGGGAGAGACCTGATAACATATTAAATAACTGGAGAGTTACAAAAACTACATTAAGACTAGGGTCTAAAATCGTGGGTAAATGTATGATGGGCTCAACTTCAAATGCTTTAGATAAAGGTGGAGACAATTTCAAAAAACTTTACAACAATTCAACAGTTACAAAGAGAAATAGAAACGGACAAACATCTTCTGGCCTCTACTCTCTTTTCATCCCTATGGAATGGAACTACGAAGGATTCATGGATACTTTTGGACTTCCTGTCTTCACTAGACAAAAGAGTCCAGTCAAAGGAGTTGATGGTGAGTCAATTACAATCGGAGTTATTGAACACTGGGAAAACGAAGTCGATGGACTAAAGCAAGATTCCGACGGATTAAATGAATATTACAGACAGTTTCCAAGAACTGAAGCTCACGCATTCAGAGATGAAACTAAAGATAGCTTATTTAATCTAACTAAAATATACGAGCAAATAGATTATAACGCAGAATTAAATAATTCAACAGCAGTTACAACTGGTAGCTTTCAATGGCAGGACGGAATTAAAGACACGTCGGTTGTTTTTGTACCGAATAATAATGGTAGATTTAATGTAAGTTGGATTCCATCTAAAAATCTACAAAACCGAGTGATACTTAATAATGGGGTTAAATCACCTGGTAATGAACATATTGGCGCTTTTGGTTTAGATAGTTACGATATATCAGGTACAGTAGATGGTAAAGGATCTAACGGTGCTTTACATGGATTAACAAAGTTTAGTATGGAAGAAGTTCCGGCTAATCATTTTTTTTTAGAATATATATCAAGACCACAGACCGCTGAAATATTCTTTGAAGATGTGTTAATGGCTTGTGTATTTTACGGCATGCCTATACTAGCTGAAAATAACAAACCTAGGTTTTTATATTATCTAAAACGAAGAGGTTATAGAGGCTTCTCTATGAATCGACCTGATAAAATATGGAACAAACTATCTACAACTGAAAAAGAAATAGGTGGAATACCTAATTCAAGCGAAGATATTAAGCAAGCGCACGCTGCTGCTATTGAATCTTATATAGAAACATATGTAGGGTTAAAACAAGATGATTATGGAGACATGTATCATCAAAAGACATTAGAAGATTGGGCTAAGTTTAATATTAACAATAGAACAAAGCACGATGCTTCAATAAGCTCAGGTTTAGCTATTATGGCTTGTAATAAAAATTTATACAAACCAGTGGCTGATAGATCTTTAAAAAGTATTAACCTAGGTATTAAAAGATATAATAACAAAGGAAATTTTTCACAAATAATTAAATAAATGGTTGTAACTGATAGTAATAGTATTTTCCCAGACCAAGTTGTTCCTGATGAAGTAAAATCAAGCTATGACTATGGCATGCAAGTTGGCAAAGCTATAGAAGGTGAGTGGTTTAGTGGTACTAGAACTGGTTTAGGTAATAGATACTCTACTAACTTTAATAATTTTAGAAACTTAAGGCTTTATGCAAGAGGTGAGCAAGCTGTTCAGAAGTATAAAGACGAATTAGCTATAAATGGTGATTTATCTTATTTAAATCTAGACTGGAAGCCAGTTCCTGTAATACCTAAGTTTGTAGATATTGTTGTTAATGGCATGTCTGAAAAGCTTTATGAAATAAAAGCTTATGCACAAGATCCTGAATCTATAAAATCAAGAACTGAGTATGCTAATAGAATATTAAGAGATATAGAGACGAAAGAATATTTAGATAATATACAAGGAGCTTTAGGTTTAAACCTGTACTCTACAGACAATCCTGAAGACTTACCTCAAAACAAAGAGGAGCTAGAACTTCATATGCAGCTTGATTACAAGCAATCTGTTGAAATAGCTGAAGAAGAGTTAATTAACAACACTTTAGATAGAAATAGATACGAGTTAACCAGAAGAAGAATTAATGAAGATTTAGTTATACTAGGTATAGGTTGTACTAAAACAAGCTTTAACAAAGCTGAAGGCATAACTGTAGACTACGTTGATCCGTCTAGATTAGTTTATTCATACACTGAAGATCCTAACTTTGAAGATATATGGTATGTTGGTGAGGTTAAAAGAATTAGTTTATCAGATCTTAAACAAGAATTTCCAAATTTAACTTCTGAAGAGTTAGAAAAGATACAAAAATATCCTGGAAACAGTAATTATATATTTGACTGGAACGGTAGAGACGATAATAATAGCGTGTATGTTTTATATTTTGAATATAAGACTTATAGTGAACAAGTGTTTAAGATTAAAGAAACATCTAGCGGTTTAGAAAAAGCACTTGAAAAACCAGATACATTTAATCCACAACCTAATGACAACTTTGATAGAGTTTCTAGATCAATTGAAGTGTTATACTCTGGAGCTAAAATACTAGGACATGAAAATCTTTTACAATGGGAGTTAGCTAGGAATATGACAAGACCTGAGTCTAACTTGGTTAAAGTAAATATGAATTATAACATATGTGCTCCTAAAATGTATAAAGGTAGAATAGAATCTTTAGTTAGTAGAATAACTGGTTTTGCTGACATGATTCAATTAACTCATTTAAAGTTGCAGCAGGTAATGTCTAGAATAGTACCTGACGGTATATATCTAGATGCGGACGGTTTAGCAGAAATAGATTTAGGTAGCGGAACAAGCTACAATCCACAAGAAGCATTAAACATGTACTTTCAAACTGGTAGTATTATAGGTAGGTCAATGACTCAAGATGGTGGCCAAAACCCTGGTAAAGTTCCTATACAAGAACTTTCTACTTCTAGTGGCATGAATAAGATACAAGGTCTTATACAAACTTATCAGTATTATTTACAAATGATAAGAGATGTAACCGGTCTTAACGAAGCTAGAGATGGAAGTACTCCTTCTAGTGACTCTTTAGTTGGGCTACAAAAGTTAGCTATTGCTAATTCAAATACAGCAACTAGACATATTGTTCAAGCTAGTTTGTACTTAACTCTTAGAACTTGCGAGAACATAGCTCTTAGAGTGGGAGATTGCTTAGAGTTTGATTTAACTAAAGATGCTTTAAAGTCAAGCATAAGTTCTTATAACGTAGGAACGCTCGAGGATATATATAACCTGCATCTATACGACTTTGGTATATTTTTGGATTTAGTGCCTGACGAAGAAGAAAAAGCTCAACTAGAACAAAATATTCAAGTAGCTTTACAAGGTGGTCAAATATTTTTAGAAGATGCTATAGACATTAGGCAAGTTAACAACTTAAAACTTGCTAATCAATTGTTGAAACAAAGAAGAAAACAAAAACAACAACAAGATCAAGAAGCTCAACAATCTAACATACAAGCCCAAGCTGCTGCTCAAGCTGAGACAGCTGAAAGAACGGCAATGGCAGAGGTACAAAAGCAACAGGCTTTAGCACAGACTACCTTATCGATCGAACAAGGTAAATCACAGTTCGAAATACAAAGAATGGAAAGAGAGGCTGAAATTAAAAGACAATTAATGCAAGTTGAATTTGACTTTAATATACAGTTAACTCAAGCTAAAGGTGAAGCTGAAAGAAACAAAGAAAATTTTATAGAAGATCGTAAAGATAAACGAGCTAAACTTATAGGCACTCAACAGAGTCAAATGATAGATCAAAAGAAAAATGATTTATTACCAACAAACTTTGAATCCGCAGGTAATGACAACCTTGGTGGGTTTGGATTAGAGCAATTTGCTCCACAATAATTTTTTTATTAACTATTATATTATATTATGTCAAAACAAGTAGAAAAGGGTCCTCCTACTAACGAAGGTAAGGAAGGCTTGAAATTAAAGAAAAAAATAGGTAGACCAAAAAAACTAAACAAGGTCACTGAACCAGTAAAATTAGACTTAAGTAAAAAACAAGAAGATGCCGTTCAAGAGCCAGAAACAAAGAAAGTTGTGCTACAGCCTAATGAGGCGAAAGAAGAACAAAAGCTGGAACTGCAAGAAGTGGGAAAAACACACGAAGAGCAAGAATCTACCAAAGAAATCGTAAGCCCAGTATCTGAAATAACTGAAGAAGAAGTTAAGCAAGAAACTAAAGTTGTAGAACAAGAACTAAAAGAAGCTATAAGAGATGAAAAAGTAACAGGGAAACCTTTACCAGAAAACATCGAAAAATTAGTTTCATTCATGGAGGAAACAGGTGGTGATATTAATGATTATGTTAGATTAAATGCAGATTATACTAATATCAATGAAGACATTTTACTTAGAGAATATTACAAACAGACTAAACCACATTTGGACAGAGAAGAAGTTGACTTTATATTAGAAGACAATTATTCTTGGGACGAAGACGTGGATGAAGAGCGAGCAATTAAAAAGAAAAAGCTAGCTTATAAAGAAGAAATTGCCAAAGCACGTGACTTTCTGGAGCAAACAAAGAGTAAATATTACGACGAGATCAAGTTGAGACCGGGCGTTACTCAAGAGCAACAGAGAGCAATGGACTTTTTCAATAGATATAACAAAGAGCAAGATGTAGCAACAAAGCAACATGCTGATTTTGAAAAGCAAACTAATCAAATGTTCTCTGATGAATTCAAAGGTTTTGAATTTAATGTTGGAGAAAAAAGATTTAGATATGGAGTTTCAAACCCTCAGGAAGTTGCTAAGAGCCAATCAAACTTATCTCATTTTGTTAAGAAGTTCTTAAACGAAGATGGAAGTGTAAAGGATCATGTTGGTTATCATAAAGCTATTTATGCGGCAGAAAACGCAGATACTATAGCAAAACATTTTTATGAGCAAGGTAAAGCCGATGCTGTTAAAGATGTAGTAGCTAAATCTAAAAATATAAACATTGAATCTAGGACGCCAGCGTCTGAAGGAGATGTTTTTGTAGGAGGATTTAAAGTAAAAGCTATTTCTGGTGTTGATAGCTCTAGGTTAAAAATAAAAACAACAAAAAAAATAAAACTTAAAAATTAATAAATTATGCCAATTGGATTTGAAACAAGCGGGAGTTTTCCTGCTCAAATTAAGCCTGCACAGAAAAGATTAGCACTTAACGATAACTACCTAGATTTTACAGGTGGTGCTAATGATTTTGCGCAACAATATCTACCTGAGCTTTACGAAGCGGAAGTAGAAAGATACGGAAACCGAACTTTAGGTGGTTTCTTGAGAATGGTAGGAGCTGAAATGCCTATGACGTCTGATCAAGTAATTTGGTCTGAACAAAATAGACTACACGTAGCTTACAAAAATGCTGATACAGCTGCTGTATCTGGACAAGCTAACCAGATAAAAGTAACATTAGATTTAGCTGCTGCTGCTCCTGGTGCTGATTCACCAAGTGGAGCTGTTAGAGTTGGGCAATCTATATTGCTTTCTGATAGAGCTACAGGTTTAGTAACTGCTAAAGCTTTAGTGCAGTCTATCGGTAATACATCTGGTACAAAACAAGATATCTTGACTTGCTCTTTATATGAGACTACTTACGCTGCTTTAGCTACTGGTCTAAAGGGAGACAACATAGCTACATTGTTTGTGTACGGCTCTGAGTTTGCTAAAGGTTCTACTGGAATGAATGGAACTATTCAACCACAATTTTCTCAGTTTTCAAATTCACCAATTATTCTTAAAGATAACTTTGAGATTAATGGATCTGACACTGCTCAAATTGGATGGGTTGAGGTTGCTACTGAAGAAGGAACTTCTGGATACTTATGGTATTTAAAGTCTGAATCTGAAACAAGATTAAGATTTGACGATTACCTAGAAATGTCTATGGTTGAATCAGTTAAATATGATACTACTGGTGGTAGAGCTGAAGAAGCTTTTGCTTATGGAAACTCTGGAGCTACTGTAGTTAAAGGATCTGAAGGTTTATTCGCTGCTATCGAGGCAAGAGGTAATGTATATTCTGGATTTGCTTCACCAACTGCAGGTGGATCTGGCGCATTACAGGATTTTGATAACATTCTTAAGCAATTAGACAAGCAAGGAGCTATTGAAGAAAACATGCTTTTCTTATCTAGATCTACTGCTTTAGATTTCGACAATATGATAGCCGCTGTAAATGCTGGATATCAAACTGGCGCTTCTTACGGTCTATTTGACAATGAAGAAGATATGGCTCTTAATTTTGGATTTTCAGGATTTAGAAGAGGTTCTTATGACTTCTACAAAACTGACTGGAAATACTTAAACGATGCTACTACTAGAGGATTAGATAATGCTATTGATGGTGTTATGGTTCCTGCTGGTACTACAACTGTTTATGACCAAATGATGGGTGTAAATATCAGACGTCCTTTCTTACATGTAAGATATAGAGCTTCTGAAACTGAAGACAGACGTTATAAGTCTTGGATCACTGGTTCTGTCGGTGGTGCTTATACTTCTGATCTTGATGCTATGAGAGTTAACTTCTTATCTGAAAGATGTTTAGTAACTCAAGCTGCTAACAACTTTGTATTATTCAAAGGAGCTTAATAGCTATTTAAAATAAAGGATCCCGCTTAGGCGGGGTCTTTTTTATTATTATATTATATTATATTATGGAAACAAAAGAAAAGAAAACTACAGCCAAAGCTGTAAAAACAGTTGAAAAAACTGTTGAAACTCCTAAAGTGAAAAAAGATACTTGGGAATATAAAGATAGAAACTACTATCTAATGGGAAATAAAAGCCCTTTAACTCATACTATACCTAGTAAGCACTCTGCTAGATATCCTTTAGTCTGGTTTGACTCAGAAAAAGGATATGAAAGAGAGTTGAGGTATGCTACTAATCAAAAATCAATATTTGTTGACGAACAAAAAGGTCAAGTAACTTTAAAACATATTGTTTTTGAGAATGGTCACCTAATGGTTTCTAAACAAAAAAGAAATTTACAAGAGTTTCTAGCTTGTCACCCACATAAAGGTTTACTATTTGAAGAATTTGATGCTGTAGAGCAAGCTGAAGATCAATATGATTATTTAGAATTAGAAATAGCCGCGATGAACATGGCTTACGAAATGGACATTAGTAAAGCTGAAGCTATATTAAGAACAGAGATAGGCTCTGAAGTTAATAAATTAGCTTCTAAAGAATTAAAAAGAGATTTATTATTGTTTGCTAAAAGAAACCCAGGTTTATTTATAGATTTAGCAGAAGATGAAAACGTTGAACTTAGAAATATTGCTATTATATCGGTAGAATCAGGTATAGTTCAATTATCTAATGATCAAAGAAGTTTTTCATGGGCTAGTAACAATAAGAAATTAATGAAAATTCCTTTCGACGAAAACCCATACTCAGCAATGGCTGCTTGGTTTAAAACTGACGAAGGTGTAGAGGTTTACAACTCAATAATGAAAAAACTAAAATAAACAAGTGATTATAACTTAGGGTGGTTTACGCCACCCTTTTTTTTTAAAAAGATTAAAATGGCAATAAGCGTAAATAAAGTATATAAAACTGTGTTACTTATACTAAATAAAGAACAAAGAGGTTATATGACACCTGAAGAGTTTAATAGAATAGGTACGCAAGTCCAAAGAGAAATCTTTGAAAAGTATTTTGAAGATTTAAATCAATATACTAGAATGCCGCAGACTGACGTGGATTACGCTAATAGGTTAATGAACCTAAATGAAAAAATGAACATATTTAAAAGAGATGGTAATGCTACTTATGTTCCTGCCGACAATAATTTTACTTTACCAACAAGCACGCATATAGTAGGATCTGTCACTTATGAAGATGCTAATAGACTGCCAGTTGAAATGCAGAGAGTTGATAGAGGTGAGTTTTATAACCTAAGACTATCTCCATTAGTAACTCCAAGCGAGCAATTTCCTATATACTTGTTTGAAAACAATAAGCTACAAGCATATCCAAATATTATAAACACCAAAGCTAATGCTGCTACTGCTAATGTAGCTGTTCAATATATAAAAGTTCCAGATGATATTAACTGGGCTTATACAGTGGGTAATTTAGGTCAATTTATTTTTAATGCAAGCACGCCTCCAACTGTAGATTTTGAATTACACAATTCTGAGTTTACAGAAGTTGTATTATCTATACTTATGTATGCTGGTATAATAATAAGAGATCCTCAAATAGTTCAAGCTGCCGCAGGGCAACTGCAAGCAGAAAGAGTAAATCAAAAACAATAATCAATGAGTTTAATTAATCAAACTAACGAAGAATATTACGCAGGTGAAAAAATGTTTGCTGTAACGGCTGCGCCTCAAACTGTTTTTGAGTGCACATTTGAACCAGATCTACATTTGTCATCTTCCACAGAGCCAACTAACTTCAAAGTACAAGTTAGCACAGATAGTGGAACTACTTTCTCTGATTATAGTGGCGCGATTGTTTCTGTGTCAAATAATAATATTGATAAACCACCTTTCAACAAACAGACTATAACCTTAAACCCAGCAGTTCCTAACACGCCAAGCACATTAGTTAGAGTCGTATTAAAAGCTACTACTCTTTGGAACAACTATGGAAGTTATCAATATATAAAGCTAAATGATATTGTAAATAATTTTCTAATTGCTTATGTTGGAGATGGTAAACTTATACCGAGTGTTAAAAGAACTGATGTTATATTTCACGCTAAAAGAGGTTTGCAAGAATTTAGTTATGACACTTTAAATAGTATAAAATCTTTAGAACTAGATCTACCTTTAAGTATGTCTGTTATAATACCTCAAGACTACGTTAACTACGTTAGAATGTCATGGGTTGATAGCTTGGGTGTTTTACATCCTATATACCCAGCTAATAATTTAACTACAGATCCAACATCAGTTCCATTACAATCTAATGATGGAAGTTTTCTTCAAGATGAGGATGGTCAAAACACGGAAGCTTTACAGTCTGAAACGAGGTCTAGATGGGAAAGTACTAATGACAAACTAATAACAGGTGAGTTTGATCAATACATGTATAATGCTAATGTTTATGGTAAAAATTGGTGGAATAAATCTTATGGTCAAAGATATGGTTTAGATCCTGTTACTTCACAGGGTAATGGCTGGTTTAATATAGACAATAGACAAAATAAAATATCATTTTCAAGTGATCTAAGAGATAGACTTATAATATTAGAATACATATCTGATGGCTTAGCATCTGATTTAGACACTAAGCTACCTAAAATGGCGGAAGAAGCGATGTACATGCATATAGCTTATTCTATCTTAGCTTCAAGATCTGGAGTTCAAGAATATGTAGTTCAAAGATTTAAAAGAGATAGATCAGCTAAACTTAGAAATACTAAAATAAGATTAAGCAATATGAAGCTAGGTGAAATGATACAAAATATGAGAGGTAAATCTAAATGGATAAAGCATTAAAATGGCAGAAGTAAGAAACGTATTTGTCAAGTCTAAAATGAACAAAGACTTAGACGAAAGACTTTTACCTAACGGAGAGTATAGAGATGGTAGAAATATATCTGTAAATAAAAGTGAAGGACCAGATGAGGGAGTTGTTGAAAATATAATAGGTAACAACTTATATTCTAATTTTAACTTTGGAACAGGTGTAGAAATTATTGGTACTTACGTTGACACTGATAAAGATAGAATATTTATATTTGCTACAAACCACTCTGATAGTTCGCCAAGCCAATTAGATACTAGAGCAGTTGGCAATGTTTATACTGGGTCAGGTAGACAAATACAAAGTGCTGTATGTGTTATAGCTTACATAGAAGGACCTACTGCTTCTAACAATAGTATACCTAAATTTGACAAGCTTGTTGAAGGAGTGTTTTTAAATTTTTCAAAAACTCATCCTATAACTGGAATAGATATGATAGAAGATCTGTTATTTTTTACAGATAATAGAAACCAACCAAGAAAGATAAATGTAGAAACAGCTATTGGAGCTTCTGCAACTAGTCCAGATCCTTACTATACTCACGAAGATCATATATCAGTTTCTAAACTATGCCCTGTATCACCTATAAATTTTATATATAAAGTAGGTGGAGCTTACATATCAGGATTAATGGATGAAACTAGTGAATATTTACCTGCTAATTGTATAGGTATTTTTGCTAACTCATCTTCAGGTGCTGGAACAGCCACCATGACAGCCAGCATACCTCAACTTACTACTTCATTAAATGATCAAGTTAGGTTTAAAAATATAAGTTTTCCAGAATTAGGTTATTTTAAAATGAAAACTATTCTTGGTAATACTCCAAACGCTGCTAGGTTTACTTACGAATACCCTATAGGTTCTAATAATAATGAAGCTGATTCTTACGCCGCTGCTATTGAAGCAGCTATAGCCTATAAGGGAGATGTCAATGTTCCTGGCTCGCCTGATAGATTCCCATTTGTAGCTAACGATGTGCTTCAATTTGAAAGAAAAAACCCTGTGTATAGTAATACCTATGCTGGAGATAAAGATTATTTAAAAAATAAGTTTGTTAGATTTAGTTATAGATTTAAATTTGATGATGGTGAATACTCTTTAATGGCGCCTTTTACGCAACACGCTTTCGTGCCTAAGCAATATGGATATTTTTTAGACAGTGCGGTTGGTGATGGTAAATTAAAAAGAGATGAAAAAGACACTGCTGAAAGTGGTATAAATAAATTAATGGAAAACCAAGTCACTTCTGCTAAATTTAGATTAGAACTTCCTTGGAAAACAGACACTCTTCAATCTAGACTTCAATTTTTTAAAAAAGATTTTAAAATACAATCTATACAAGTATTATTAAAAGAGTCAGATGGACTAGCTATAAAAGTTGTAGATGAAATTGATGTAGACGAAAATGGCAGTTGGTATGGTTCACAAACTGGAACTAATGGTTTTTATGAATATGATTATAAATCAGAAAAACCTTTTAAAGTGCTACCAGATGCAGACGCCACAAGAGTACATGACAAAGTGCCAATAAGAGCTTTAGCTCAAGCAGTTACTTCTAATAGAGTAGTATATGGTAATTTTATAGAAAAACATGAATCACCAGAGTCACTTCAATACGACATAAGTGTTACTGGAAAACCTGATAGCAGTTCTAGTTCTTTTGATAGAAAAGAATATCCTAATCATACTTTAAAACAAAATAGATCTTATAAAGTAGGAGTTGTTTTGGTTGATAGATATGGTAGATCTTCAAATGTTATTTTAAGAGATTCTTTATCTACTGTTGCAAGTAGTGGTTTAATATCTAATTTTGCTTCTATATACGCTCCTTATGAAAATTTATCAAGCACGCTTAATTGGCCAGGTAATAATTTAAATTTATTATTTAATAACATTATACCAGAAGATAAAACAACTACAGGTTACCCTGGTGTTTGGTCTATTAATAATCCTTTAGGGTTTTATAGTTACAAAATAGTTGTGCAGCAAAAAGAACAAGAATATTATAATGTTTATGTTCCTGGCGCTTGCTCTGGAAAAATAGTATTAAAAAAAGAAGTAGGATCTGAAACTGTTAATGGAGATTTACCAGAATATGAAAGAGCTAATAGCGTAAGTAATATAGTTCTCTATGGTGACAATATAAATAAAGTACCAAAAGAACTTGCTGATGTTGGACCTACAGAAGAAGTATACGGTAGTGAAACTTTGTTGTATCCTAGAGTAGTTACTAGATATATAGTAGACTCAACTAATAGTCCTGATTCTTACAAGCCTGTTTTATCAACTACTGAGTCGTCTCAAATAAGAGAACTAAATCAATTTACTGTAACCTCTATAATATCATTTAATGATTTAGGAACATGGACAGCAGGAAGAAATAAATATGCAGAAAATTCTTCATATCCAAATGATGGAGCAACAAGTCCTAATACTGAATACGTAGATCCACTATACTTAGATGCAAGTGCAAATCCTTTTGTAGCACAAATAGCAACAAATTTTCTAGTAGGTTTCGCGCCTACTGTTCAAGAATTTACAGGTAATCCTCAATTTTCAAAAAACTTAAATGTATTTGAAACAGATTCAGTTACATCTGAAATAGATATATATTGGGAGTCAAGTACTTCTGATAGAATATATACACTAAATAATTCAATTGAAACAGGAACTGCCGGTCTTCCAGTAGGAATAAGCGAACCTAATTTTAACATGCTAGAGTCTATAACACCTGGAGTTAGCTCTTGGGTGTCAGATACATTTAATATAATAGATGATGGAGCTGCTCCAATAGCTGGTTCAACCGCAACTATGAACGTTACAAATGGTAATAATGCCAATATAGGAATGTTTGAAATGGTTGAAAGTCCAGCTGCGCCTGCGTATAGAATAAGATATAATCCTACAGATGCTAATGTTTACTACGGATCAGACTCTAATGTAAGGACTTTTAATTTTAACATAACAGGAACTGCATCTACTGGGCAAAGTAACACTAGTACTCATCAAATGCTATTAAGTAATGTAGCTCCAACTTTTACAATACCTACAAATGGAGTTCCCGGTACAAAAACTTACTTACATCCAGGCGAAACTGGATTTCCATCAGGTCAACAAGGATCACTTCTTAATCCATTTCCTATATTCACATTTAATCCTTCAGCTAGTAATCCTTATCCTGGATCATCACTAGGTAGTTTTAACATATTTACTGACATTGTTAATGGTAGTGGAAGCACAGGATCAAATGTAGCTTCAGAAGAGACAGCTTTAGTTCAAGCGGGATCTGTAGCATCAAGAGTTATATTTCAATTGTCTACGGCAACAGCTATAACAACTATGAGCGTTACTTCTAACGTAAACGACTTAAACTATTATGGATCAAGAAACGATGACACTGGATCTCCTGGTGTTGGTATATACCTTTTTAAAGTTTACGCTGTGGATGCTGATCCTATAGGTCTTAAAACTTTTTATTCTGCATATTTTTACATACAATAATTATGAGTGGTTTTCGAGTAGATGTTAAATATTACAATTCTTTTTGGTTAAAAAAGACTATATACGTAGGTAGCTTGCCTAATCCAAGTGCAGGAGCGCCTGATCCTAATAGAGGTGGTTATGGCTCTGCTTTTCCAGGTCTACCTTGGAATCCAACGGTAAACTCTTTGAGTTTTCCTACGTTTCCATCTGGCGCAGGTGATTCTGAAAATAGTAATTATGACGAAGTAGAAAATTGGTTTATAGAAGAATCTAGGTATCAAGGTGGTTATAACGATGTGTCAACTGATTATGGTGCTAAAGCTTATTTAAAAGAAGATAATAATGCTCAAGAATATAGGCCTAATGCTTTGATATACTCAGGCGTGTACAACTCTAGAACTGGATTAAACGATACTAATGTTTTCTCTGTAGGTGAAGCAATAACTAAAGCAGCTGATCCCCATGAAGGCAGCATACAGAAGCTATATGCTGAAGATACTAACTTAATAATATTTCAAGAAGACAAAGTTAATAGAGCTTTAATAGACAAAGATCAAATATACACTTCCGAAAGTGGTACACAAACACTACCACAAGGAACTGTTATTGGTCAAATAACCCCATATAAAGGTGAGTTTGGTATAAGTAAAAATCCAGAATCATTTGCTGTATATGGTTTTAGAAAATACTTTGCTGACAAAGATAGAGGTTCTATACTTAGATTATCTCACGATGGTATGACTGAAATATCAGAATATGGCATGTCTAACTTTTTTAGAGATCAATTAAAAAATATAAGCGAACTACAACAGCCCGTTGATGTAGTTAAAGCTTCTAATGGACAATTTTCTACACCTAGTGGTAGTTTTCCAGATCCAAAATGGGTTCGAACTTTAGGAATACTTAATTCAGATGTTGAAACAGGAGCTGCTTTAATAGTTGCTGGTATTGAATATCCAATATATGTAACAGCCGTTGAAGGTGCTTATATATACTTAACTAGCCACTACAATGATAATACTAATAATCCTATAGTTAGTGGCACTGTAATAACTTTTAGAACTTATAAAAAAGACAAAATACAAGGAGCTTGGGATATACATGATAGAAATTATTTAGTTTCAATACAGCAAGAAATACAAGATGATTACCATACATTAAGCTTTGACGAAGGTGTTTTAGGTTGGCCAACTTTTTACAGTTATAGACCAGGTGAAATGTTTAGTTTAAAAAATACTTTTTTTACAACAAAGTCTGGTGAAATATACCAGCATTATTTTGAAAGTGGTGGAAATAATAGGAACAACTTTTATGGAGTTACTTCTAAATCTTCTATAACTTTTGTGTTTAATCCTCAACCAAATGTAAATAAAAACTTTTTAACTGTAGGTTATGAAGGTAGTAATGGTTGGCAAGCTGAAAGTTTTATATCGGATCTTCAAGGTTTTCAAGAAACCCCTAGCAACTATGTAAATCCTAATACTACTAACCCTTTGTATGTAAATTACAACGATAGTAGTGTAATAGTAAATAGTTACTACGAAGGTGCTTACGACTCAGCTGGCAATGAATATCCAGCAGCGTTAACAGAGCCAATATATAGGGCTGGTTTCCATTTAAAGGAAGGTAAATATGTTGCTAACTTAAAAAGTAGTAGCACAGCTAGAGCTGGTGAAGTAGTATTTGGACCAGACGCTTATGGCGGTTATCCAACTAGTGGAATAAAAGGATTTATAGCAACAGTTAAATTATCAACCGATACTAGTACTGATCCAGGCGGGCAAAAACAAATATTTGCAGTATCGTCTAATCAAGTACAATCATCTAATTAAATTAAATTGAATATACGTAAACTTACAGACAAAGACTGGAATACATTAGTATCTTGGTGGAGTAATTGGCCTAAGTGGAAAGCTCCAACAAAAGACTTTTTACCAGAAAATGGTAAAGGAGGTTTAATAGTAGAAATAAATGATACACCAGTAGTAGCTGGTTTTGTTTATTTAACTAATTCTAAGACAGCTTTATTAGAATGGATAGTGTCTAATCCAAAATATAGAGAAGATGACAGAAAAGCAGCTATAGAGCTTCTTATAACTGGTGCTGAAAACTTAGTTAAATCTCTTGATTATAAATATTTATTTGCAGTAATGCAACATAAAGGACTAATAGAAACACATGAAAAACTAGGGTGGGTAGCAGATACTAAACACTCTTATGAATTAACAAAAGTATTGTAATATGGCAGTAGCAACAAGTATGGCAATAGCAGCGGGAGTAGCAGGTGTCACCAAAATGGTAGACGCTCAAATGACTAAGAACAACGCTAAAGCAGAATTAAAAAAACAAGAGCAAAAGGCTAATGATGCAAAAACCGCATTAGCAGAACTTGAAAAAAACAGGCAAGAAGTTATTAATCCTTATGAAAATATGGCTAATGAATTTGAAAACATTGGTGTTGCTACTCAAGCTTCTAAGTTTGCTGCTGAAGAAGCTGATATTGCGCTGGCTAATACTTTAGATACTATAATGCAAACTGGCGGTGGAGCTGGCGGTGCAACTGCTTTAGCTAGAGCAGCTTTAGAATCTAAACGTGGTATATCTGCTGACATAGAAAAACAAGAACAAGCTAATAACACGGCTAGAGCTGAAGGTGCTAACCAGGTACAACAACTGAAAGCTCAAGGAGAAGCTTACAAGTTTGAAACTCAAGAAGCAAGAGACGTATCCAAAATGGATAGATTACAAACAGAACAAGACAATGCTGAGGCTATGGCTATGCAAGCTAACAATGTTAAAATGGCGGCTAATCAACAGATGCTAGGTGCTGTAGGTGGTATGGCTAGCGGTTTAGCTGGTGGTGTTCAGTCTTTTGGAGCTGGTGGTGCTAATGAATATTTAGGAGCGGTTATACCTCCAAAAACAACACCTTAAAAATATAAATTATGGCAAAAGTACAAAATTATGGCGGTGGATTAGGTAAGGGTGGAACAGCATCAAGAAGCACTGGTGCATACTCTAATCCTCAACAACAAACGAACGAGCAGTTTTCTCAATTTTTAGCAGGTAGACCAAGTTTATCTCAAGAAATGGATAAAATGGTTTCCAGTGTAATAGCTAAAAACAAATTAGAAAGAGCTTCTCAAGAGCAATTGTTTGCAGAGCAAAACACAGAGCAAAGAAGTATGTTTGATAAAGTTTCAGGTATAAAAGAAACAGGCTATGGTAAATTTGATCAAAATATGAATGATTTTTTTGGTGATCAAACAGAAAACTATTTTAAAATAAAAAAAGGTATACAAAATGGTAGTATATCTCAAGTAGAGGGTAATAGACATTTGTCATATTTAAACAATCAAGTTACCACTTTTAAAGAGTCAATTGTTCCTATAATGGCTCAAACAAAAGCGCTGCAAGAAGCTTTAAAAATACCACCTGGACAACCTGGCTCTATAAGCTCTAGAGTACCTACTGCTCAACAAGAAGTTTTATTAGCTTTATCTCAAGGTGGCAATGTAAAGTTAGTAGATGATAATGGTCAATTATGTTTATTTAAACCAGGTGAAGATGGTAAAGAACCTGCCATGATAAACGTTAATGAGCTGCTTCAATTAGAAAATAGTGGCAAAGAATACTTTAAAACAGTGCCTGATATATCTGAGTCTTTAAAAGGTGTTTATGATAATACTGTTAAACCTGGTGGTAAAGATAATGCTGATTTAGTAATGTTTGAAACAAAGAGAATAGGTGATCAAGAAGCTACACTTAAATACATGACACCCGAACAAAGAACTAAAGCTGCTGAATCTATGGTTACTTCTAACCAATTTAAAGGCATCTTAGATGATGAAGAGCGTATGCAAAGCGTTTGGGCTGATATGATGGGTAGAGACACAGACTGGATGGATGTCGAAGGCGCTACAGCTGAAGAGACAGAAGCTAATATTAAAAAACAAAGAGACGAGGCTGCGAGGTGGATGGCTAACAAGTCTATAGAGGATAATGCTGCGGCTGATGGTATAAAGATGATACAATCTACTAAAAAATATAAAGCACCTGGATCAGGCAAAGTAGCTAAGTCAAGCTTAACAGATCAAGCTAGAGAACAAAGATACAATGTATATGCTGAAAAATCAAATGAGTTAGTTGGTAATCCTGATAAAATAGCATCTGCTTTAACAGAGGTTAATCCGGTTGGCAAGACTTATAGCGTTATTGACGAAGCATACATACTTGATATGATGACTGACGAGAAAAACGAAGAATATGATGAACTCAAAACCAAGGAAGAAAAAAGCAAGTTTTTAAAAGATTTAGCAGATAAAAACAAAATGCCAATAGGATCTGTAATTGATGAACAAGGAGATATTATACCAGGAACTAGTACTGCTGAAGGTATAAGAGCTGCGTTAGCAGATGAAGGAGGTATTAACTTAGATCAACAAACTATATATGCTAGCCGTAGAAATGAAGCTGCTGTAGCTGCTTATAAAGCTGTTAATCCAAAGCCTACTGGAGACCAAAAAACTTTTAAACATAACGGAAGAACTTACCCAAACCCTATATACATAGGACCTGGATCTCAGAAACAATCAAGAAATAAAAATATAAATAGTGTTGCTCCACGTAGTCAAGGAGGTGGAAGTGTTTCAGGTACAACTACACAAAAAGAATTTGATGAAGCGTGGGCTAAACTACCTTCAGGCGGAAAGCTTAAAGGTCCAAATGGTGTTACTTACGTGAAACCTAAAAAATAATATATGAGTGAATTTACACCACCAGCAGGAGCTGTTGTATTAGAAGAAGATCAAGTAGAAGATGTAGCTCAAGTTGAAGAACAACAAATAGATTTTATTCCGCCAGCTAATGCTATACTAGAAGAGGAAGTTGAAACTGAACCTATCAAAGAAGATGAAGAAGAATCAGGTGAAAAACTTACTGCTATTGAAAAAATACCTGGTATTGGTAAGAATGCAGTTACAGATTTCTTTGGTGATATATCTAGAGCTTGGACTCAAGGCGTAGAACAAGCTAAATCAGTTGATCCTAGTTTAGATATATTCTACGAAGGAGATGAATCAACAGATGAAGAGATTTTAAAGTTTATAGAAGCAAATAAAAATCTTGCAGAAGTAGATATGGAATCTGATGAAATGAAATCTTTTAATAAAATATATGAAGAAGAAGGTGGAGGTTGGTGGGGCTTTATAAAAGGTGCTGCAATGAATCCTTCTACTTTGTCATCTATGCTGGTAAGTTCTATATCAGGTCAAGTTAATTCTTTAATAAGTTCTGAGCAAGTTGCTGCGGCTAGCGCCGTTGCTGCTGGAGGTGGAGCTGCTGTTGGTGCTGGGTTTGCTGGCATAGGCGCTATACCTGGAGCTATAACAGGTTTGATGACAGGTAGTATGACAGCTATGGAAACTGGCTTAACTTTTGCTGAACTATTACAAGAAGAAGTAGGTGGTGAGTTAACTAAAGAGAATGTAAGAGCAATACTAGATGATCCAGAAAAACTCCATGACCTAAGAGTGAGATCTGGTGGTAGAGGTTTAGCTATTGGAGCTGTTGAAGCTGCTACTATGGGTTTATCAAAAGGTATAGGTGGCAAACTAGCCTCTGCAGGTTTTAGAGCTGCGCCTACGGTAGCTGCTGCAGCCACAGGAGCAATAGAAATAGCTGGAGGTGGTTTAGGTGAAGTTGCTGGTAGAGCAGTAGCTGGTCAAGAAATGGACATAGCTGAAATAGGTTTTGAAGCTTTTGCAGGGTTAGGTAGTATGCCAATAACTGCTGGTCAACAATTGCTAAATATAAACACAAACATTGATAGAGTTAAAATAAATAATCAATTAAAAAATACTGAATACAATAATTTAGTTGAAGCTTTTGATCCATCAACCGATGTAACTGAAGCTGATTTAAATATATCTCAAATAAAAAACTCTACCAAGATATTAGACGAACAAGTCGATACTCAAGTTAAAAATACTCAAATAACTCCTGAGCAAGGAGAAGCTATTAAAAATAATTTTAGAGCTACTCAATCAGCTACTAACAAAGCAAAAAGAGCAAATCTTAAAGGTGAAAACGAAGTTGAAGTTGTTGCATTACTAAAAGAAAAAGAAGTTCTTGATGGTGAAAGAAAAGCAGTTAATGAATCTAGTTTAACTAAGACTCAAGAAAAAAGAATTAAAGAAATAGATGCTAGACTAGAAGAGGTAAGCTCTACTATAACTGATGTTGTAAAAGAAGATAGAAAAGCTCAAGTTGCAGAAAGCGTTAAGTTTGCAGAGACAGAAGGTGAAAAATTTGGTTTAAAAACAGAAGCTATAAATTCTAAAACAGAGTTTGGAGAGCGTTTTGGTAAAGAAGCTGCTGAATCAGATGGTTTTATACAAGACGGAACTATATATATTAACAAAGAAGTAGCTCAAGAAACAGGTGCTGTATCTGTTGGTAGCCACGAGTTACTACACGGTATATTAAATAAAGAATTAAAAGGCAAAGATGCTACTAAACTAGTACAAGACTTTAGAAATCAGTTAAACGAAAAGCAATTAAGTGTTCTTGATAGTAAGCTTCAAGCAGTAGATGAAAAAGGTAATAGATTATATTCAGATGATTACTTAACACAAAATCCTGATGAAGCTTTAACTTTATTTTCTGATGCTATAGCTAAAAAAGAAATAGCTTACGACGACAATGTATTTACTAAGTTAAAAGACTTCTTAACACCTATACTGCGTAAAGCAGGATTTTCTAAGATTAAATTTGAAACAGGTAAAGACGTATATAACTTTTTAAGAGAGTATAATAAAAGTATTAAAGAGGGTAAACTTAGTGAAGCTATATCTGAGTTAGGCACAGAAGAAGCAGAAGCTAGTGATAAAAAGTTTTCTAAGTCAACTTCTGACTCTTACAAAAAAATTGATGATTTTTCAAAAAATCCAGATTTTGATATAGATTCTGAGTTTGATACTAAAAGATTATTAAAAGAAGCTGGAGGTATTATAGAGTCAACAACATCTAGGCTTTATGACGGAACTGCTCAAATGAATAAAGAGGGTGTTTCAAGAGAAGATTTCAAAAGAGATTTAGAAGCGTTGTTTACCGAGATATATAAGGGATACGACGAAGACATGGATGTAAACATGCAAGGTGCTGGTAGACAAACTAGCAACTTATTTAATTTAAGAGCAAATAAATTAGCTACAGATACATTTAAACAAACTAGCAACGAAGTAAGGGCTGATCAAAGCACTTTACAAATAGCAGCTGAAGAAGAAACATCGAGAGATACTAGAACTGAAAGAGAAGTAAGACAAGATGAAAGGGAAGGTGTTAAAGTAAGAGAAAAACTAGATCCAAAACCTACACTTGATGATGAAGGTAATGTTATAAAACCTTTAAGTCCAGGAACTAGCACAACATCTATATATAAAGTAGATAAAGTTTATAACTTTATAAGATCTAAAGCTAGAAAACAAAACGTAAAAGGCAAGGACTTAAAACAATTAAAAGGATTTGCTTTAAAAGAGGTGGTAGACATGATTTCTAGAGATAATAAAGAGCTAGCAGACTCTATGTTTAAAAAACTAGAAAAGAACTCTGATCTTAATAAAGCTGAAATGCTAGCTATTCAAAATTTTATATTTGCAGATACTGATCTGTCTAAAAGTTCTTTAATAGAAGGTTATACTTCAGAATTCAAAGCTACAGGAGTTGTAAATAAATTATTAGAAAAGTTTTATAATAAACGTAGTGTTAGATCTAAGACTGGAGCTGGTTTAAATATTCAAATTAAAAAACCAAATATAAGTGATGTTGAGTTTAGAGAAGCTTTTGGCATAAAAGGTAGGGAAAGATCTAACTGGAATCAAAAAGTTCCTTCTAAAAAAGGTGGCGTAAGTGACATACTAAAAGGTTTTGTAAGAAACTTTGATCAAGTAATATCTAGTCAAGAAATTAGAGAACAATTAATACAAGATGGTGAAGCAATAGAATCATTAAGAACTCTTAGAGATGGTATACCACCTCAACTTTTTAGCAAGAGTACAAAAGAAAAACTATTTACTGCTGAAAATTTAGGTAAAACTTTTAACAAGTTAAATGAAGATCAAAAGTCAACATACTTAGCTAATCTTCCAATGTTCATAGAGCTGCTATCTACTAAAGGTATTACTCCTGACACTGCTTTTAGATTAGCTTATGATACTTTTTTATATAACAAAAAAGGTACAAAACCGCTAAGTTTAAGAATAGATATAATAAGCTCTTGGAAAGATATAGTTGATCAAGCTCCTAAAACATTATACGATAGCAAAAAACCTAATAAATTCCAGCTTAATGAATATTTATATAGATCTTTTGAAGAACAAACAGATGTAGATTCAATAAAAGAAAACTTAGGTATAAGTAAGGAGGGTGTAAACTTTAGAGAAGAAGATCAAATGCTAGGTTATTTAAGCTTAATGAGTGAGTATTTTGGGGACTTGCAGCAAGAATTTGATAATGATGCTAAGTTTTTTCAATACGTTGTGCAGCATTTTGAACAAACTTTTACTTCTGCAGCTAAAATAGGTGGGCTACCTAATCACGCGTGGAAACAAATTAATGGCATATGGAAACTAGTAGAAGGTGACAAGTCTGGCAGAGGTTCTGATTTAAGGTTTGGTTTATTTAATAATAAAACAGAGTTTTTTAATGTTTTATTAAAGCCTTTTGATACAGAAAATAAATTAAAACTTGTTAATAACAAACTTGTTTATGATAGTGAAAAAATAACAACAAAAAGAGCTCCACAATCTACAGCTGCTAAAAATAAATACCTAAAAGAGTTTATAAAAAATGGTAAATTAAGTAATGAAAGTTTGCTTTTAAGTTACAATGACGCTACTGGAAATCAAGATGCGATTATAAGACAACTAAAGTGGTATAAAGATAATCAAGCTAAAGACATTAAAGATAAAACTAAAGCTAACATAAATACAAATGATCTTGGTATGTTTTTAGCTGCTTCTGTTGGAGATATGACAGCAATACTTAGATCAGCTTATGCTATAGATAGTATAGCGTTAAGTGATAGTAAAAACTCAGCCGACTACACATATGAGCATAATCCACCTGTAAAAGTTATGCAAAACTACATGGCTCAATTTGTTAATGGTGATATTACAGAAGTTGAGTTAAGACAAAAATTTAAAGATGCTAGCACTAGTGTTATACCAGAACTAATGGATGACGCTATTAATATAAGATACAAATCTAGTATACCTCAAGATTCTACAAGTAGGTTTGATAGATATTATAATCCAACTACTTACGGCAAGTTTCCTTTTGAAATGACTGTTTATACTCCACAGTTTGATAAAGAAGGCAATGTTACATCATTTAAAAAATCAGTTAAAGGTAAAGATTTAAACAAGGCTTACCAAGATGAACAAGCAGCTATAAAAGCTAACAAGCAAGAAGCAAGTAATAGTCAAGTTATAGCTGATAAAGACATGACTAATGATGACATGCTTAAACAGTTTAGCAAAACAGACAAAGCTTTAGACTTAGCTAATTCACTAAATCAACCTGTTAAAAAAATTAGAGTATTTGACTTTGATGATACGCTAGCTTATACTAAGTCAGATGTTTTATTTACAGCACCTAATGGAATAACAGGTAAATTAAATGCTGAAGAGTTTGCCAAGCAAGGTAAAGAGCTGCTAGACCAAGGTTATAAGTTTGATTTTTCAGAGTTTAATAAAGTAACTAAAGGTAAGCCTGGCCCTTTATTAGATATAGCTAAAAAAATAAAAGCAGCTAGAGGTAATGAAGATTTATTTGTATTAACTGCTAGAGCTTCTGAAGCTCAAGATGCCATATATGAGTTTTTAAAATCACAAGGTGTTGAATTTAAAAAACAAAATATTGTTGGGTTAGGTAATTCAACTGGCGAAGCAAAAGCACAGTGGCTAGTTGGTAAGGCAGCTGAGGGTTATAATGATTTTTACTTTGCAGATGACGCTGTAGCTAATATATCTGCCGTCAAAGAAAGTATGTCTAAGCTAGATGTTAAGTCTAAAACTCAATTAGTAAATAGTAATAAAATTAAATTTAGCAAGTCTCGTGGTGAGAAGTTAAACTGGAAAACAGATGAGGCTGGTAATATAAAAACTACTTTTGAAATAGCTGGTAAAAAATATAATTTTAATTTAGATTCTAGAGACAATCAAGGTTCTTTTGATGTAGAATTTAACTTAGGCGGTAGAATGGACATTACTGGAACAGGAGATGCTGTTGCAGTTATTAGAACTGTTTATAATGGTTTAATAGATGTTATAAATGAAAATAAAAACATAAAGAAAATTGAATTTTCTTCTCTTCAATCTGAAACAAGTAGAGTAAAACTATACACTACATTAATGAACGATATTGGCAAGAAGCTAGGTTGGGATACAGATGTTTGGGAAAGTAATAATTTTATATCACCAGAAAAAAGTAGTTTTGATTTTGAAATAGTTAAACCTAGAAAGAAGCAATCTGCAGCTGTTGAAAGAGTTTTAGGCGTGGTAGATATTAAATCTGAAACACAGCAGTCAAGACCTAAGTTTAGTAAAAACCTTAGTGAAGATTTTAATAGAATAATAGAGGAAACAGAAAGTATAGGTAGAGAAAAGGTATACTCAGAAGCTAGAGCAAAACAAATAGGTAGTCAAAAAGGTAAACGTAAATTCTGGATACCTTTTTCTGCAGAAGATATGCTAGGTCTTATATATCCACTACTAGGTAAAGGTAAAACTGGAGATGCTCAAATGAAGTTTTTTAAAGACAACTTGTTTAATCCTTTTTCTAAAGCTATGGAAAGTTTAGCTGCGGCAAGGGTACAGTTAATGGCAGATTTTAAAGCTTTAAAAGAAAACTTAGATGTTCCTAAAGATTTACAGAAAGAAGCATTTGATGGCTTCACTAACGAGCAAGCATTGCGTATGTATATATGGGATTCTCAAGGCATGGAAGTTCCAGGAGCTTCTAAAAGAGATGTAGCTGATGCTAAGAAAATTATTAAAAGTAATGAAAAATTAAAAACTTTTGCTGAAGAACTTATAAAGATAAATAAAGAAGATGGTTACCCTAAACCTTCTCAAAGCTGGTTAGCTGGAACTATTACTACAGATCTTATTGAAGGTTTAAATGATATTAAAAGACCTAGATACTTACAGCAATGGCAGCAGAATGTTGATGCTATATTTAGTAAAGAAAATCTAAACAAATTAGAAGCTATACATGGAAGTAATTATAGAGAAGCGTTAGAAAACATGTTAACCAGAATGAAGACTGGCAAAAACAGAATAGAAGGTAGTAACAGAATGAGTGATAGAGTATTAGACTGGATTAATGGTTCTGTTGGCGCAATAATGTTCTTTAATACTAGATCAGCTGTGTTACAGTTAATATCTTCTATTAACTTTATAAACTGGAATGACAACAACTTATATGCAGCCGGCAAAGCTTTTGCTAATCAAAAACAATACTGGGCTGATTTTAAAATGTTAATGAATTCTGACTTCTTAGTAGATAGACGTAACGGACTTAAAATAAACGTATCAGAGTCAGAG